AAGATTTTGAGGCAAGAACTATTAGTATGCCTCCGAGATTTGGAAGTATTGCAAAAGTTTATTGCATAACTGGTGGTACTATAGATAAGAATACTTATGAAGAAGATTTAACTACTTTAAAAAATACTATAAATTTACTTATGAATACAATATTATCAACAACTACACAAAGTGGTAATTATGTATCCAGAGATGCATCAGAATTAGAAAGTATTAATTTAAACGACCCTAATTTATTAAATCAACTCTCACTAACAGGTAATACTTTATCCACAGATGATAGAGATAGAATAAATAATTTATTTGATAATGTAATTAATTATTCTAATGATTCAGACTACAATCCTACGGTTGATTTATATGTTTTATCGTATGATTCAAATAAAAAATTAATAACATCACCTGATTTAATTCATAGAAATCTTAAATCTTATTTAAGTCAATTTAGAATGTTAAGTGATAAAATAAGAATACTTCCTGGATTTGTTATAAATTTTGGTGTTATATTTGATGTAATGACTTTCCCAGGATATGATAGTTCTGTAGTTAAATCTAGATGTATTGAAGCTATAAAAAACTTTTACTCTATAGAAAATATGCAATTTAAGCAAATATTATATACTGCTGATATTGTGAATATTTTAAATGGTATTGAAGGAATAAAAGCTGTAAATGATGTTGTAATTACACAAGATAATAATTTTGTTGATAATACACAAATATTTAATCCACCTCTATATAGTAATTCAGTAAACGAAAATGGTGATACGATGAAAGTAAATGAAGAGGGTTATGGTCATTATTATGATTTCAATCAATTTTTTACACAACCTAATACTCCAGCTGGACGAGGTGTAGTTTTACCTGCTTATGACCCTGCAGTATTTGAAATAAAAAATCCAGATTCAGATATAAAAGGAGTAGTTAGATAATGCATT